CATTTACTAACTCGTTATCAATCAACTATTTTTCCTAATCACAAAAGTTGTGTCCGAAAAAAGGGTGTGCCTTAACGGCACCATGCCATTCTCGTAAAGGAATATGACCAGGCAGAGGTTGACAACTTGAATGCAAGTGTCAACAGTCTGCGCAGCCAGCTATCGGACAGCCGGAAACAGACAGAGGAAGCAGCTGGTCGTGCGGACATGCTCCAGAAACAACTGGCTGAATGCCAAAACAAGAAACCGGTCATTGAAACCGTCATTGAAAAAGCCAAAACACTGGAGTCTATTGTAACTTTCCGCCAGGGAAGCTCCAAGGTTGACGCCTCACAACTTCCCAATGTGGAACGGATCGCCTCCTATATGAACAGGCATCCAGAATCCAAGGTCGTCATCAAGGGATATGCCTCACCGGAAGGAAGCATGGAGGTGAATGAGAGGATAGCACGTGCACGTGCGGAGTCAGTCAAGGACATCCTGACAAAAAAATATCGGATAGCCTCCTCACGCATTATTTCGGAAGGACAAGGCATAGGGGACATGTTCTCCGAGCCGGACTGGAACCGGGTCAGTATCTGCACCTTACAGGAAAAGAAATAATATCTGGGACTATGGTTCCACACAGTTCACAGCACAATCTGCAAGGTGCATGAATGCCAGAGATTTCATATGAACCATGGATTGCGGTGCGGATTATAGTCGGTCTGAAACGTAGCCAGTTGCCAATCGGTAACTGGCTTTTTGGTTTCATCAAGTTTACGGGGTATTTGTGGATTGAGCCTCAATCTTGCCGCATCGTTAAGCCATTTCATGCTTTCCTCGTAATCCCGTATCCGTACAACACTCACATTGTTCGGTGCTATGAGTTTTGTAAGTTCATAAATGGCCAGTCTTACCATGTGCCTCTTGAGGTTAGAATTACGTGGATCATGTAACACAAGGTATTGTCCCGCCTCTGGAATGTCAGCGTTTACGTCTGTTTCCGGAGTGAACACCTGTCCCTTGTAGACCACGTACTCATGATCCGAAAGTTCATATGTATTATATGCCGGATCATACTCTGCAATAGCCCCCCAGTTGTCGGAAACCATCGGATTGAGATTGTAGTCAAAGCTGTCAAGTGTCATCAACGTGTAGAACTCTCCGCCATATTTGACCACGCTCCATAATGGATATTCCATGGGCTGCCATAATGAACTCTCTATTTTCTTCCAGCCACTGACCAGCGGGATGCGGATATCATCGAACTTGTAGCCATTCTCCGAAAGGCATGTATAGATGCCCCCATTAAAATTTACCTTATCACCCAGATAATAGGTGCCAAACTGGGAATAATTTATTACCTGTGTTACATCTGTATTGATATCGGAACACTCTTCCCAATAAATAACTGTTGACGGTTTGCAATAACCGCTGATGGAACGTATCACTTCATGAATTCGTCCCTCAAAGTAGATATGTACTCCCACCGGATAGGTAATGCGCCGGTCATATTCGGCGATATACTTTCCTTTGGCAAGCTCTTTCTCTACTTCGTAATTCTCCGAGAGATATTCCACGATACTTGTTTCGGCCGATTCTTCAGCCTGGACAAACCGCCTGTTATGTCCCCGTGTAAGCTGTGCAAGGGCTTCTTGGGTGATGATGCCCAAATAATCGTTGTTATTGAGAAACCGTCTATACATATTCTTATTTCATTGTTAATATGAAAATCCTTCCTGAATAACCGAGGTAGAAACCACATATCCGTTTCCGTCTCCTCCATTCTTAAACTTGTACCAACTGTCGCGCAAATAATAACACAGCAGATAGTCAAGACAATCGGACAAATGCCCGTAACGCTCATACTTTACACCGGTTTTCGGATCGGTAGTCTTCTGTTTATTCTTTGAACCGTCCTCGTTACGGAGTTGATAAATCAAATCCTGCGTGAGCTTCCGGCATTTGATGTCTATCTGTATTTCCCAGCCATTGTAACCTTCGAATACCTCATTTACAAACTCACAGCGTGTTGCCTGCGGAGGCTGCTTTCGTAAAAGTTTCACTTTCGGGCGTAGAACTCCTTTACCAAAAGTATCCGTAATGATGGTGTAGTTGTTAATTCCGTCCTCGTTAGTGGTGGAGCGCTGCAATCCGGATGGATCTCCTGTTACATCCACTCCGCCAACATGTTTGTCACGGTAAAGTTTCAAACGTACTTTTCGTGCCAATGCAAGCGTATTATTCTCTTTTTCCTCCGGTTTACCGAGCATTTCCTCAAGTATATATACTTTTTTGTTGTCGTAATCTATCTGTGCGGAAAGTACGGACATTTGGGGAGCGACATTGAAATCCCAAACCGTAACAAGTGGTTTGGTAGGATCGTATGCTTTTTCTTTCAGCCCGGTAACAAGATGTCTGGAACCATTAAAACTGCGATAAATGGCCATATCATTGGCCTCCACGAAGTCCCAGTTACCATAAAGCAGGCGCTCCTTGGTGGCCTGGTCCCGAATTTTGTTTAATGCAGCTTCATAAACTTGACGAAAAGCAATGTTCGGGTTATCAAATACGGAAAACGGAATATAGGATTCACCTTCACGGCACATAACTTTTTTACCATTTTCGTCCTGTACAAAACGAGAGCGCACCCAATTGATCGTCGGATTGGTCGTGAGCAACATTCGTGGCGTCTTAAATGTTTCGTGGGTTCTCCAACGGAGGCGGGAAAACAGCACCTCGACAGCCCGTTCGGAAATCTCCGATACTTCGTCCACCATAGCAATGGTATATTCGGACGAACCAAAACGTTCGAAGTTCGGGTCGCTGGGGATGTCTGCCATCTCTTTCATGATAATAACTGAATCATTCCAGAATGTGAGTGTGCCTTCGAGATTGTTTATCTTGTAATTTATATCCTCTTTAAGTCCCCAATCTTTCAGTGTAGACTTGATGGTATTCCAGGTCGATTCCTTCAATGATTTGAGCGTTTTACGGGCTACGACCGCACGAATATTCTCAAACCGGATACACGAGGATACCAACCATACGCTACCGATAAAAGACTTTCCGCCACCCGCTGCTCCGCCACCCAATATCAACTGTGGAAGATTTTGCAACCTGCATTGTTTACATTGCGGCTTATACTGCGGATTCCTTTGCGGATCGTAACCGACAAGGATTTGCTCTATTTCTCCGCCGCAGTGGGGACAATAATCAGGCTGCAACAACTTCCACAGTTCATATTGTCGTGGTGACGGTTTGAACTCGATGTGCAGGTTTTTAGGTGGTTTGAGCCTGTTGACCGCCATTCCTTATACGATTTGAATGGTTATATCGGTTTCGGACTCAAGTATGGAATATAATTTCTGGAAAGTAGCACGGGATTCCAACACTTTCCCTTTAACCGTGTTATTTCCCACGATGATGCAGCCGGCAGAATCAACTTCGGTATTGCCAGAATGAATCAGGATACCGATGAAATGGGGCACATCGTGCAGATACGGCATCTTCTTCTTGTATTTGGGACTGTACTGAAGAGAGACTTTGTATGTCCCAGCGGGAATGGCAGTCTTAGCATAGATCTTTTCCTTGCAGGTACAAGAACAGCCATCAGGGGTATTAAGGCAAACAGCAGGAAGTTCTCTTACGGTATCTTCGATGGTGTTACAGAAAAATTTACCGTTGACGGACAAGTCGCCTATTGTATAGGTCGAGCCTCTGAATTTGCGATTGAGTGTTAGCTTCATACTTTGATACTATTTATATCGAAAGAGTAGCACCAACTATTGAATAGAGTTTGTTGAGAATGTTTATAAAGCACATTATATTATTAATCACGTTGCAATCCTAATGTTTATTTAAATCTTTTTGTTCTTAGCCAAATACGCTTGTGCATCTTATACCTCTTAACTCTTTTAGACTAGGATCACAAATGGTTTTGGCTATCCAATAATAGCAATGAAGCTCCTTTAAAAGTTGGCATTGAGTTGTTCTGCCAATACATTGGTGTTAAAAGGGTGACTTCGTATCGCATGGGCGTTTAGGCTATGAATAAAAGATTTGTTTAGATTGCATTATGAGAAATACCAATTAATCGGTATTTTATCATATGGGAAAATTCCTTTAATTTGCAAAAATAAAACTGCATGAATATGAAAAAGACATTCATTCTTCTATACATTTCTTTAATATTGCTTTCTTGTCAAAAAGAAGAGAACAATAAAATTTACGAATATCAGGTATTACCAAGTGAAAATGCGTTTAAACCATTCAGCTGTTTTGGGGAGAAACGTACTATTACTGTTACAATTATTCAGAAAACATTAATAGATGATATTTTAGATTCAGAGGTTCCTATTATTCCCAAAGAAGTTTTGGTCGAATTTGATAAAGTTCTGTTTTCTGATATAGAGACAAAAGTGGAGGGTAGTCAGGTGATATTAAATATAACCTCAAATATAAATAAAGAAGATAAAATGTTGAATGCCGATTTGCGGATTTCATACTCTACCATCAATGGCATAAAAAAAGTAGAAAAGATTCCACTAATTATAGATAAAGGCAAGTTGACATTTGTGTATAAAATCCAGTCGGAACAGAACCCTTTTATTCTACCAGCTGAAGGTGGCAAGTTTGAGTTGCCTTTTACGTGTAAAAAACAGACATATTTGAATGGTCTGTTTATAGAGGAAAGGTATTCAGCATTGAAAGGATTAAG